GTCTTATTTCCAACCTTTAATATTATGTTAAATACTTCAGGTCCATCTGTGTTTGATGTTTCTAAAATGTTTGGGTCTTCTTCAATTTGGTATCTGTTGTCTAACATATAAACCATACACTTGTTTCTCAATTTTGTTTGTAATGTTTCAGACAAATACTTAATGTAGTCATACAAATCGACTGAATTTTCAGACTTTTCGTTATAACCTTTTACATTAAAGAATCTTTGAACCACAAAATTGTCGTTAAGTGTAATTAGAAACTCAACCTTTGTTACATCATACTGCTCTTTCATAATTTTACTTTTTTGTTTTAAACTTTGTTTTTTCTTTTCTTGTTAACTTTAAAAATGGTTTTAAAAAATATACCCACGCATCATCGTTTTTTGGTAGGTATTTAAATAATCCATCATCCATCATCATCCGAATTAGATTCTTATAACCTCTTCCGTCAGGATCCAATGACTCGGAGTAATATAATTCAACTAATTCTTTTCCTTCTTCACTAATAAGTGGTTCCGATAAATCCACAATCATTTTATTGACCTTAAAAAACTCGTCACCAAATATACCTTCTTTTGTTTTACCCGTCAGTAAATTTTTAAGAGCGGTATTATCTTTTTGTTCTTTTAAAAGTTCTTCACCTCTTGTTAAAATATCGGTAAAAGAAACTTCTTTTTCAAGTATCTCAGGAAATAACTTGATAATAGTTTTTTCACCTAAGTAATAGATACCATCAATATTATCTGATTTGTCACCAGATATTATTTTAAATGTTTTAACGTTATAGTGTGGTATCTCTATTTCGTGTAGTTTGATTTTATCCCCATTCTTATAATACTTTTTGGTATTAGGTGAATAAATACTCACATCCTCTGATATAAGTTGTGTGAGGTCTCTATCACCACTAAAGATAGTCTTTTGTTCTCCTTTAGATATTTGACAATAGTAAGCTATTAAATCATCCGCTTCTGAATTTTCAAACTCAATCTGTCTAACAAACATTTCCTCTAAGTATTGTTTTACTCTTAGTTTTTGTTTGTTAAATGATAACTCTAAGTTCTCATCTGTTGGTGATTTTCGATTTAATTTATAGTTGGGGTAAAATAATCTCCTTTGTGAGGTACTTGTTACTCCGTCCCAAGCAACAATAACTTTATCAAAATTTTCTTCGTCAATGAATCTGCGAGTGGTATTTAAGAAATGCCAAATACCACCCACATGTTCAACACCATTAAAATAACCTTTAACTCCGTGAAACCCAATTTTTAATAAATTATTCCCGTCAATTAATAGGGTTTTAATCATTTGTATTTTATTTACTGATACTACTTTTTTTCTAATCTACCGTCTCGTCATCATACCCTGCAGACTCATCTAAAGAATAGTTTGCGTCTCCCATTTTTGTAACCCAATAATCTGAGTATTCCTTTTTGTATTTATCCAACGCATCTTTCGTGTCGGAAATATAACCATGAGGAACAGCAACAATCTTACCATCTTTATAACCAATACCGTTAACGTGATTTTTTAAAATGGATACTTTAGTTCGGATTGCAAATGATACTTTCCTACCATTTTTAGTTGCATCTATGTGACTAATTCCTGCCTTTTTCTGATTACCAAAAAGAAACACTAAACTACTTGCTAACCATATGGCAGTACCACCCTTTGCTTGAATTTCAGGTTGTCCGAACGGATTATCAGGTAGTAACACCCAAGGCTGATTTAGAATGACTAACGTGTTATAGTATGGGTAATCTTCTTTTTTTGATTTAGATATTCTTGAATGAATCCCCATACCAATTTTATCAGCCAATACTTTAGCGTTATGCATACCTCCACCTTTACCATCAAACGTCATCTGACATGGGATAGATCCAATTGAATCCCAAAGGAATAATACACTATAAGGAATGTCTCCGTTTTCTTGTGCATCCAATATGTCGTTAATAAATTCGGTCGCTTGTTCTATAACATCAAACGAATCATTAAATATAAACATACCATCATATTCTCCATCTTCATTTTTTTCTGCTTGTAATCCTAATTCGATTGCGTGTTCCCAACTCCATTTTTTCTCAGTTATGATTAAAACAGGTAGGTGACCTCTTCTTTGAGCGTCAGCAGCCGCAAGTATCATTGCCGTTGTTTTTGATGTGTTAGAGTGTCCTAAAAACATATTTATTCCTCCCATAACAGGTCCCGGTAATCCACAGGCTTCCATAAACGCATCTCCACAATTATAAAAACTCTCAGGTTTATATTTTGTTTTGGTTGAGAATTTATCTTTAATGCTATCTAATGATATGACTTTCTTTTTAATTGCCATTCTCTTCTTCTTTTTGTTCGTTTAATAATTTTAACATGTCTTCAGTTACTTCAAACTTCTCATCTCTTTTTACGTTGTATTTATAAACCGTTGTCAACATATCTAATTTGTCTTTGGCGTTTGTCATTTTTTCAACAAACTTATCCATCTCCTCCAAGTGTTGTGGGTGTTCCCCAATACCAACAGAGTTATTGAAATAAATTAGGAGTGTTGCCTCGGCTTCAGCCATCTCTGACCTATATCTCAAGGTCAGAGCTTCATACATTTTTTCTGATATCTTATTCATATATTATAAATTAGAATGGTAAGTTTTCATCGGCCTCATCGTTTGCCTGTGGATCAACAATTGGTGTTTCCAATTTTGTTTCGGTTCCTCCGCCAAGAGAGATCTCAGCTTCTTCACCGTAAACATATTTTTTAAGTTCAGAACTCCAAATTGGTGTTTCTCCAACTGCAACTGCTTCCAAATATTCAACAGGTTTTTTAGAGTATGCGTCGTTCCAAGTAAGTTCGTCTGTCATCCACCCTTCCATAATTTCTTTATCGGTATGTATCGGAGCAGGATCATCATACATAATAGTTTGTACTACCGTATATTCTTTACCTTGTGGTGTTTTTGCTTTAATAAGTTCAATGATTAAGTCACGTCCTTTTTCAGAATCTGTAAGGTCTCCTTTTGCTTTCCAAATAGGAAGGATTTTATCCAAAACACCTTCTTGTTTGTAGTTGTGTTTAAATCTCCAAAACTTAACTCCGTCTTGTTCGTTATCTCTATCAATAACTTTAACAATATAAAATAAACGTGAACGGTATTGTGATGCCAAATCTTTGTCTTCTTTTTTACCTGTCGACATCAATTCGTTATAAACTTCTGTAAGTGGTGAACGTTCGTTGTTATTTTTTTCAGGGTCATACAATTTTACCCATTGTCCGTTAACTTGGATTTCGTGATACCAAACTTCCACAAATGGAGATGATCCATCTTTTGTAGGTAGGATACGAATTCTTCTTTGTGCTGATTTTTCATTTTTTTGAAGTACTGCTGAAAAGTATTTTTTCAACCTATCTTCTTGTGAAATGTTTTGTTTTTGTGAACTCGGTGTTGAGTTCTTTTCGTACTGTGCAAGTACTGCGTCAATTGAATTTGCCATAGATTTTGTTTTTAAATTTTAACTCTTTTATCTACAACAATTATAAGTGATTTTTAATAAATGTCAAATAAAAAAGGGACCTTGTGAGTCCCTATTTATTTTCTACATTTCTTCTTCGTTATCAAACGAATTAAAAGTTTTTTTAATTTCGTTTGGTGAAAAGTTTTGAACTTCATCTGAGGTTAGGATATATTCATTTTTTCCTGTTTTTTCCATCTCAACTTTTTTGTCATCAAAAAAATCTGTTAATTTTTGATTATATGGATAAGAATCTAAAGAACGTAGTTCTAATTTTTCTTCAGGTGTTTTTTCTCTATATCTATCAAATTTAGTTTCTAAAGAATTTATTTTATTCATAATTTGATCCATGTTTTCTAGTTTAGATTGTAAATCATCTAATCTTGAAAACATATCATTCATAAAAGAATCTTGTTTGTCTTTTATTTCTTGTTGTGCGGTTATTAAATCTGTAATATCGATTTCTTCCGTTTCCTCTTCTCCTTCTTTTTTTCCTTCCGTATCAACTTCTTCAACATCAGGATCGTTTTCTACATCAATAGGTTCCGCAATTTCTTCTGCACCTCCTGCTGGTGGAGCTCCTGCATCCGCTGGTGGAGCACCTGCGTCTCCTCCGGGTGGTGGGGGTGGAGCACCTGCATCTCCTCCGGGAGGTGGGGGTGGAGCACCTGCGTCTCCTTCTGGTGGAGGTGGTGGTTCCTGTTCGTTAAGAACATATCTATTTATTTGGTTAAACCTTTTAAGTTCCTCTAAAATTTTTTGTTCTGATATCATTTTTAAAATTTTTACCCGTTTAATAATGTTTTGACTCCTTGTGGCGTTTCAACTCTTAATGTTCTATTAGTTTTCATTGTGTTATCGAATCTTTCGATAAGACCGTCTTTCATTCTAACAGTATAACACTCACCAGTGTCTAAATCACAAACTTGTTTGTGATCAGGGTCTATTTGTTTTTCTGTTATCTTAGTATCCTTTCTAAGATAATCATCAAGTAATTTTTTTACACTCATAGTTTTTTATATATAAATATATGTTCAGTACAAAAAATTATAAAGGGAAGTATTTTTGAGCAATTTTTACATTTTGTTTGTACGCATCAACCGCACTTTTTGGTAATCTTTCTTGATCTAAATTAATTTTTAATAAATCAATTATCTGTTGTGCGGTTAATGGTGGAGGTCCAAACCCTAAAAGTGTATCCCAATAGAATATTATTGCCTGAGTAATTGTTATTTGTTCAACCTCAGCCGGAGTTAAATCTATTTTATTGTTTAAAACATTTAATTCAGATATTATCGGCACAACATTTCTGTAGTAATCTTGTATTACACTAACCGATTCTTTTAATTGATCAAAAGC